GCCCGTGTAAATATTAGGAGTTTATTATGAATATCAAAAGTTATCTTCGTGATGAAGAATTATCAATCGATGAGATCCGTGATGTGCTTAGTGAAGATAAAATTATATCTTCTATTAAGCAAACACATAAAGATTTTGAAGAGCAAGTCTTGCTCCGCAAAAACCCTTCTGGTGTTATTGTGCTTTACTTAGAGTCGTTACACACGACACTAAGGAGATTACGCAAACTTCCAAAATCGGAAGTAACAAACGCGTTAATCATAGAACTCGAATCCATGCTTAAATTAGGTATTAAACCGTCATTCATAGCAGAAAATGAGTCACTTAAAGCAGCACAACAATTATCACTGAAACATGAGAGACAATTACTAAATCAGATATCTTTGCAAAAGGCAACTATTTCCGTTTTAGAGGAAGAGTTACGCTCATGCACTTGTTTCTTATAAACAACTAATTCGACTTGGGCTGCATTTCTACAACCCTGCATACTATCTGTCGATGTATGTTCGTTTTAGAACATTAATTAACAAATTGAGGACTAAAATATGGCATGTATTGCTACGAACCAAACTGAAACCCTGGAAAAGTATGCCTCTGTCTTAAAAATACCACTTGAGATATCCTTACCCATAATCCATCATTTCCAAGATTGTTTAGCAAACAATTCTGCGGAGTGGACTGTAGGTAGATTCAAGAGTGTTAAGGTCGATTTTATAAACCTTAAAGCTGGCAAACCTATTGTAGGTTTGTGGGTTAAACATCGTGACAACTATTTTTTAGGTTGTTTCGGTGCTCTCCAGCGTTGGTGTGAGTCATCTTGGAAAAGATGGTCACTAGCTATACAACTCTTACAGGTATATACATCTATTATCTCTAATAAGGTAACGGATGCTCAATCTGAAAAGTTTGTAAAAGCAGTCCAACGTCCTGCTCTTGAATTGAATGATATTCAAGAAAAGTACATCTCGATGATAGAAAAAGCTGCTGTTCAAGTGTGTGGTAAACATAATACTTATGATGATCCCAAACCATTGGTCTGTTATCCCGTAAGTTCCACACGCAATGAACCTCATGCAGACGGTACATCGTATCCTGAAGGAACACGTACAATAGATTGCGCTATGTCATTTCTTAATAGAACTGCCTTAGGTAACCTACTACGTGTCAAATATCGTGATATCTTCTCTGCAGTGATGCAGGGTATTAGCACAATTACGGGAGATTCCAATGAGATTAATTCTCCTTGGGTCTTCTCGTCTTCAGACATACTTGACAACGTCGGTAAGATTGGTCTTATTCAAGAACCAGGTATGAAATTACGAGCTGTGGCAAACCCTGCTAGGGTCTTCCAAGCCGCGCTTCATCCATTTGGCTCAAGATTGTACAATATCTTAGGTGTTTCACCTTGGGATTGTACACATGATCAATCCAAACCTTTTCTAATCATCCAAGAGCACTTGAGAAACAAAGGAGTATGTCACGCAATAGACTTATCTAATGCGACTGATAACTTTCCCTTGATTCTTCAAGAAAGACTTCTGAAGGCTATTTTTCAAC